GAAATAAATTACGGTGGAATAGTAACCTTGAAGGATGTTGTCTATAAGAAAGTGAGGTAAAACGCATGACGGAAAATGTATGTGTTACCTGTCAGTATTATGAAAGCTGCAACCGTCCTGAACGCTTTATGAAGTGTATGGGGTACAAAGAAAAACAGGAAAGGGGTGAAGAAAATGCACAGCAGACTGGAAGATGATGCACAGTATGAATGGTGCAGACAATGGGAAGAAGAACACAGACGGAAGATCACCCGGAAGAAGCAGAAGAAAATCAGACGGGTTCAGCACTGGTGTAACTGTAAGTTGTATGTCAAGTATGCTTGGTATGAGTTCCGGGCAATGGTGAAAGGATAAGGTGAATGATTATGGAAAATAAGATTTTGGAGTTATTGGAACAGAAGGGTAGCGTATCAATGAATGATGATATTTTCCCGTTGGTGGAAAAAGAATTTGAAGGTCAGGTGATTGGTGCAGAACTTTATGAACTTGCACACCAATACATATCACAGTTGTTGTATGGGGTGCATACTGCCGGGGTTGCCGTGATTGCTGTTCCTAAGTTTGCAGCGGGTCAGCAGTTCGGTCAGATAGTTGTTGCTGATGTGATTTATACAAAGGTGAATGATACACCGTACAATTTTATGTAGTAGTTACGCAATAGTTACGGTTGGTTACGGTTCACGGTTACGGTTGAAACCCTTGTAAATACTGGCGGTTACGGTTGGTTACGGTTAAAAGCAATTTTCTTATTATTTTTATTTATTGTATATTCTATACATCATAAAAAGTAAAAATATAGAGTATAAGGCGTGAACCGTAACCGTAACTAACCGTAACCAGTAGGGAAATCAAGGCTTTCAGGGTGTTTTTAGTGTGATTTTATCCGTAACCGCAAGCGTAACCATAACCGGGAAAGGACAGGTGAAAGAATGAAAACATTATCCGCAAGGGAATATTTAGGACAGTTACAGGAACTTGATACTAATATCAATCAGGACTTAGAACGCCTTGATGATATGAAAACCAATGCTTGCAGTACCGGGGCAATAGATTATTCTGCTGAAAGAGTGCAGACAAGTCCGTCAGGTGACGGGTTATGCAAGGCAGTCACAAATTATGTTGCTTTCAATGATGAAATCAATGCAGAAATTGACCGCTTTTCAGATGCCAAGGAACAGATCATCAAGCAGATTAGAGGTCTACACAATGCAAGGTATTCACAGGTATTATTCAAAGTATATGTTCAGTTCAAAAGTTTGAAAATTGCATCAGGTGAAATGGGTATGTCATATCAGTATGTCAGGAATCTTCACAAAAAGGCACTTACAAGGTTTGAAGAAACCTATGATGATCTGCATTACCTAACTTAATGTATGCTTATTGTCACTTGAAACAACAAAAAGAGCGTTTTAAGATAGATTTTGTTGTTTCAGGTATATTGCGTATTCTTGAATCTGATGATAGGATGTATCTTGACAAGATGGGAATTGTGAAGAAGCGGTTGTTTTTTCACAATTCTTTTTTGTTTATGCCGATATTTGCACCCTGAAATGTAATGTTTCAGGGATTTTTTATTGCAAAAATACATGAAAGGGGTGTTGTTTGATGGCAAAAACGGCAAAATTAACTGAAAAACAGCAGCGTTTTGTTGAAGAATACCTGATTGACCTGAACGCAACACAAGCAGCCATTCGTGCGGGTTATTCGGCAAAAACAGCAGATCAGCAAGGTTCAAGGATGTTGGCAAATGTCAAGGTTCAACAGGCAATTAGTGTTGCAATGGCAGAACGCAGCAAAAGAACAGGAATCAATCAGGACAGGGTTGTTTTAGAACTTGCCCGCATTGCTTTTGTGAAGATGACAGACCTTGTTGATAGTCACGGAAGAATCAAAGACAATGCAACTGATGATGACCTTGCCTGTATCGAATCCGTGAAATATAAACAGTCTGAATCAGAAACCGGGTCAAGTGTTGAAAGGGAAGTGAAGATTTCACCAAAGCTGAAAGCACTTGAATTACTTGGTAAACACTTGGGTATGTGGAATGACAAACTGGATGTGAACATCACGCAGCCTATTGTTATCACAGGTGAAGATGCCCTTGAAGATTAGGCGGTGATTGCCTATGGTAAAGAACCGCATTTCTTCACAGTATGTTTTTGGGTATCAGAAGTTTATCCTGTACCCGGAAGATTACAAGGTTACTAAGTCCGGCAAGAAGAAAGTACAGTTGCCTGAACTGGTTGGTAAGGGTTACGGTACTTTTTGGCGTTGGAAAGGTAGATATAGGGTATGCAAGGGCAGCCGTGCATCCAAGAAATCAAAAACAACTGCCCTTTGGTACATCACCAATATGATGAAGTACCCACAGGCAAATACCCTTGTGGTCAGAAAGACTTTCAGAACCCTGAAAGATTCCTGTTTCACAGAATTGAAGTGGGCGATTCACCGCCTTAGCGTTGATGCTTTTTGGGAAATCAAAGAATCACCACTTGAAATGACCTATAAACCAACAGGTCAAAAGATTTATTTCAGGGGACTGGATGACCCCCTGAAAGTAACATCAATAACCGTTGACATTGGTTGCTTGTGTTGGATGTGGATTGAAGAAGCCTATGAGATCAGTTCAGAAGATGATTTCAATATGCTTGATGAATCAATCCGTGGTGCTGTTCCTGACGGTTCAGGACTGTTCAAGCAAATAACCCTTACACTGAACCCGTGGAATGAACACCACTGGATAAAGAAACGGTTTTTTGATACCCCTGATGATGAAGTCCTTGCAATGACCACCAATTACAAGTGCAATGAATGGTTGGATAAGGCAGACTTGAAAGTCTTTGAAACCATGCGGAAACAGAACCCAAGGCGTTACAAAGTAGCGGGTCTTGGTGATTGGGGTATTGTAGACGGTCTTGTCTATGAGAATTGGGAAGAAAAGGCGTTCAGTGTTGATGAAGTCAAGAAGATTGCCGGGGTCAAGTCTGTATTCGGTCTTGACTTTGGTTATACAAATGACCCGTCAGCACTGTTTTGTGGTCTGATAGATCAGTCAAGCAAGACCATTTGGGTCTTTGATGAAATGTATCAGCCGGGTATGAGTAATGAAGCCATTGCCGAACAGGTTCAGCGGATGGGATATGTGAAAGAGAAGATCACAGCCGATTCAGCAGAACCAAAGAGCATTGACCGCTTGCGTGAACTGGGTCTGAAAGGAATCAGGAAAGCAAGGAAGGGCAAGGACAGCATCAACAACGGCATTGACTTCATACAGGACTATCATATTATCATTCATCCCCGTTGCGTGAATTTCATCACAGAGATCAGCAACTATCAGTGGGATAAGGATGCCAAGACGGGCAAGAAACTGAACCGCCCTATTGATGACTTCAACCACCTGATGGATGCAATGCGTTATGCGATTGAACAGATGGCAAAAGGTGATGCCTTTAGTTTTGATTAAGCAATTACCGGGTAGAATACACGGTGTCAGCAGCCGTTTCTTTTTGGACGGTAGGAAAAGGCTGTCAAATGCTTACTCCGGGGCGGTTGCAATCGGTGACCGCCTATGACACCTGTATAACTACTTTTTGAGATATTAGAAACAAATTAGTAACACATACCCTTGGAAACATAGTGTTTTCAGGGGTTTTGATTTTATTATGCAATGAAAGGGGTGAATTGAACCGTGTTCAGTTCCTTTGTGGATGCAATCACATTAAAACTTAGCAATTTCATATTGCAAGGGGCAAAGGCACACATGACCGACTTGGAATTTCTTGAAAAGGAAATTGCAGCATGGAAGTGTTCACCCCGTAGAATGATGCAGATAAAAGGATTTTTGTACTATGACGGTGACCATGATGTAATTCACCGCAAGCGTACAATGATCGGTGAAGGTGGGGAACTTGAAGTTGTTGAGAACCTACCAAACAACAGAATTGTTGATAACCAGTATGCAAAAATGGTCAATCAGAAAGCCAATTATCTGTTTGGTAAGCCGTTCACACTAAGCGGTGAAAACACTGCATATATTGAACTGCTGAAAAAGATATTTGACAAGAAGTTCATGCGAACATTGAAAAGTGCGGGCAAAGCTGCATATAACGGCGGTATTGCTTGGCTATATCCATACTACAATGAACGGGGTGAATTTGCTTTCAGGCTTTTCCCCGCTTATGAGATTTTGCCATTTTGGAAAGATTCTGAACATACTGAACTTGATTTCTTCATCCGGCATTATGTGACGGTTGCCTATGACGGCAATCAAAGGAAGTTCATTGAAAAGGTTGAATTGTATGATCTGAATGGTGTTCACCTGTTCATTCTTGATGGCAGAAAACTGATTCCTGACATTGTGAACAATGAAACCGCAGACTTCCCACACGTTACAATGACGGATACTGCCGGAAATGTTCAAGGGTTCAACTGGCAGCGTGTTCCCCTGATTCCATTGAAAGCCAATGAACAGGAAACACCGCTGATTAAGAAAGTCAAGTCATTACAGGATGGCATCAATGTGATGCTGTCTGACTTTGAAAATAATATGCAAGAAGATGCCCGGAACACCATTTTGGTATTGAAGAACTATGACGGTACTAATTTAGGTGAGTTTAGGAAGAACCTTGCAACCTATGGTGCAGTAAAGGTCAGATATGACGGTGACACCAAGGGCGGGGTTGAAACCCTTGAAATCACAGTCAATGCAGAGAATTACAAGACCATTGTGGAAATCTTCAAGAAAGCCTTGATTGAGAACGCAATGGGTTATGATGCCAAGGATGACAGACTTTCCGGCAACCCTAATCAGATGAACATTCAGTCAATGTACTCTGACATTGATACAGATGCCAATGATACGGAATCAGAAGCACAGGCAACAATGGATGATGTACTTTGGTTTGTCAACTGCCACCTTGCCAATACGGGACATGGTGATTTTGAAGGTGAAGAAGATGGGGTTGATGTGGTATTCAACCGTGATATGCTGATGAATGAATCAGATATTATTGATAACTGTCAGAAGTCACAGGGAATCATTTCTGATGAAACAATCATCAGTATGCACCCTTGGGTAGATGACCCGCAACTTGAAATGGAACGCCTGAAAAAGCAGAAGGAAGAAGCACAGAAAGAAATGCTTGCACAGTATGACCCATTTGGTACACAGAACCAAAACGGTGACGGTGCAGATGATGACCCTGACAATAAAGGTGACCCGTCACAGGGAAGTCAGGGCGGTGAAGTAGATGAATAACGGTGAATACTGGCAGAAGCGTTTTGAACTGCTTGAACAGGCTGCACACCAACAGGGGGTTCAGTGCTATGCGGATATTGAAAAACAATACCGACAGGCACAAAAGCAACTTGAAGGTCAGATTGCTGCATGGTATCAGCGTTTTGCATCTAACAATGGGGTAACCCTTGCAGAAGCAAAACGGATGTTGAACGCAAAGGAACTTGCTGAACTGAAATGGGATGTGAACCAGTACATTCAGTACGGTCAGGAAAATGCGATCAACGGTACTTGGGTCAAGCAGCTTGAAAACGCATCTGCAAGATTCCATATCAGCAGACTTGAAGCCTTGAAGTTGCAGACCCAACAGAGCATTGAAGTCATGTTTGGAAACCAACTTGACAGCATTGACAATACAATGCGGAATGTTTACAAGTCCGGCTATTATCACACAGCCTATGAAATTCAGAAGGGCGTGGGTGTTGGTTGGGACTTTTCCGCACTGGATGACAAGCAGATCAGCAAGGTCATCAATAAGCCTTGGGCGGTTGACGGCAAGAATTTCAGTGAAAGGATATGGGGCAACCGTCAGAAGTTGGTCAATGAATTGAACAACACCCTGACACAGAACATCATCTTGGGAAAAGACCCACAGAAAGCCATTGATGAAATTGCCCGGAAGATGAACACTTCCAAGACCAACGCCGGGCGGTTGGTAATGACAGAAGAAGCCTTTTTCAGTTCCGCAGCACAGAAGGATTGTTTTGATG